TTGGATGCCGAAGCTCGATGCTTTGTATAGATTCAAGAATTTCTTTAGTTACTTTGTTTATAATCTGTACGGGATCGGTAAGGACGATCTCAAAAGTCTCCTTGATTTCTTCCATGTTGTTTATAGCTAACTCATTTATCAAGTCTCGATTATCCATTTCATAATCTTCTGTTTTTGTTAGCTCGCAAATAACCGCTTTCTGACATCGCGGACATGTGTAAACTCCCTCAACGAAATTATAATCAGGATCGTACTTTAGCATGCCCTGAATCATTATCACTTCTGCCGATCGGTAAGGCATCCGCATAACGATATTCCGGATATCTGTTTTCTCTGTGATCTCAATTCCTTCGTTAGTCGATATCGATTTCATACACCCGGCTATAAAAATGGCAATCCCGGAAAAAGGCCCCTCATTGTCAAGGGCTTTTTTCGCATCAGCAATGACCGACGGCTTCGGACTTTCAATTTCTATCTCCGTAAACACGTTACCTGACGAAGCAAAAAGCGGAATTGGCAATTTCATATTAGCCTGCCTCAATCGGGATTATGTCATAAGGTGCGATCGTGACAGCGACCTGAGCATAACCCGGAGTACTGGAATCTGTTTCCGATATCGGAGTATATCCGATACACTCGCAATCAGGAAGGGTGTTCCTTTCAATTTCCGAACCGTGTGCGTCAGTGTGGATTATTGTTACGTCTTTTGTTTCTTTATTCGTGTGCCAGTCTCGGAAAAATTTCTTTGTGGATGTTCCCAGTTTAATTTTATACCTGACGTCGAGCGAGGGTATTTTTGTCACTCCGTCACCAATGATTCTGATTTTTTTAAACTCAGGAACCTCAACTTCTCCGTCTTTAAGCGCCAATTCACCAACGAAGACAAGACCGTCAACTTCTTCTCCGTCGTACTCAATCCGTTTTTTCTCAACTATATCATTTTTTTGCATTATCTTATCCTCTTAGTAAAATTCCAACACCGATTTGAATACTCCCTGCTGGAGCCGGGTATGAGATATACAATAGTATATTTCTTTCTCCAGAGTTTATGCCTGCTTGCGGGTTGTTAATTGCATCCGCTTGTGTTTGTATATGGTCGTACCATTTAGTCGGTGTCCCGTCTTCGTTTTCGCCTTGTCCGTAAGTCTCTCCTTCGGGAACTGTTCCTGTCGATCCGTTGCGCCATAGCCTAAGAGCAAAATTTCTGATCGCGTCTTCGTTGCTTTTAATTCTCTTAAAGCTGTTTGGCGTATTTTCCGAAGACTGTAAAGAATCTTCAGCAGACACTTTAAAGTAGTTTCTCATCAGCAGTCCATTTGCGAACTGGTAAGCGATTGTTGTCGAAGGTGTAAAAAAGTTCCTTATCAAATATCCTGAACCCTGAACAAAACCAATTATGTTTATACCAGCTTCAGCAAGGTCTGTTCTGTCATCGTCGTCCCAGACCGTTTCCCGAACAATTCCAGAAATCCCGTATAACGGTAATGACCGGATTGACGGTATGTAATGTATCCCGTATGTCTCGATACAACGAATCCAGGCACCCATAACATGGCCAACATTCGGAATGTTTCGTTTCGGAGCCAGCTTTGAAGTTGAAAAAGGATCATCGACTTTTAACCAATCCGCGACAACAACCTGCATGACGTCATCAGACCGCTGATAATTATTTCCTATTGTCGTGTATTGAGCCTTTGTTTGATCTTCAGCAACGTTAGTTACTTCTATAGGGGTGTCATCTCTGGCCTTCAAGTATGTCTCAATCGCTTTTTGTATATCCACATCGGTTGTCTCAGGATTCCCTATTATCCGAATTGGCAAATCATCAAACGCAGATAACGAAGTGGCCCAATGTGCCGAAGTTGTCGGCGCTGTTCCGTTTGCTCCTGCTGTAAGGTAAGTTACTGTAGCCACATTTATCGGGAAAGTGCTACCTATCGCCGAAGCTGAATCAAGGTCGGTCGCAACGATATTCTTACTTTTAGAAAAGACGGATTCGACATAATAGTCTGTTACTTCGTCTTCCATCGTACACCAAATTTTACCCAAGTCTTCTTCAACCTTGCTTTCAATTCCTGATATGGATTTTCGATAAAGTTGTAATTGAAATCCAGGAACCGAGACCACATCGTTGTCTGCAAGGTTCGCGGCCCCGTCGAATGCGCCTATAAAAGAAACACGGCCAAGAGATTCATCAACCGCTGTTATTTTTTTATAGACAATAGCGCCCCCGCCTCCGGACGCTGTAAATTTAACAATGTCTCCAACCTTAATATCAGACACGCTGTCAAGAATAGCAAATTCATCAGCTGCGATTCCATCTCCGTTAGCTGCCGTAGTGAATCTTGTTCCGTTTAGAATTGTATAACCGGTTCGATTGCCCCATGTGGAATAATCAATCTCTTCTTGAAATGCGGAATCTACCCGAAGAGTGTTTGCAGCTATAGCATCCAGCAAAGTATTAGTTGCCGCAACGCCATCATGAGCGGCTCCGTCATATCCGACATGCCCGAGTGCGTATAACTTCGCTCCAACCCCGGCGGCATTCTCAAAAAAGCCTTTCGCCGCGTCCCAGCAATAAGCCGTAGAAACTTCGTTGTCTCCAAAAATCTCTGCCAGTTCAACTATGTTCCGAACCGCAAATGGAATTTTAAACCTTCTGGAGAAAAGCCCCAGCATTCCGCCGATTGCAAAGTCAGCAGCCGTCACTACGTCCGGAGTTTTCGCGGGCTTGTTAACTCCGTGTACTCCAAGTTTCCTTAAATTAGCAGCCATTTACTTGTCCCCCTTCACTGTAAAATACTTTTTTTGGTTTTCAAATTCTGAATGTTCGACAACAGACTTCGGAACTTTCAAGGATGCCGGGCCCACAAATCTATATATGTTTTTCCCAATATGTAACTCCTTCGTCCGGTTCTGTTTAAAAACTAATGTTACCATTTCGGGAACACTGTTTTTAAATCCATTCTCTTCTTTAGAACTTCCAAATTTATCAGCTACTGAATTATCGCTTGGAAATCTATCGCCGTCGTTTTTGCTAAATTTGTCCTTACCCATAACTCCTCTCTTATTTCTATTTCTCCCATATATGTCACTTTGGGGATTATATCATAAAATTCCGTTGGCCTGATCTCTGTTGGTGTAGAATTAAAACTTACGCGGAATTTTCGTCCGTTAATATACACCAATTTCCGACCTATGAAACGCCTCACTACGCCGGAAAGAATTGATAAAATTTCATCCTGCCGGGCTTCGCAGTCAAACGATATTGGCCATTTTAAATAATGTCCTTCTCTTCTCGCCGCTGCGCCGGCATCAGTCCATGAATCATAAACGGTGTCCAAATTAAAACCATGCAGCATCTCTTCCGGTTCAAACCCCCACAGGGTAATCCCAGGTATAGTTGCTTCCAGAGAATCCCTTCCGTAAGTGATCGGCAAATATAAATATATATTAGCATCTATATAATCATGCAGTAGAGATTCACCGTTATATAAATCAGTCATCGAATACGTAAAATTTTCCTGTATTCTTAATTGATGTATTTCATTGTTAACTCCGTCATCAATTTTTATACTGGCGTAATCGTCAATGAACGGTAAGTCAGTCAAGACTATTGTTGTGTCGGCGATCACTCCGGAAGCCGTGCCAAGCAGAATGGGATCAATCAAATCGTCTCGATTGGATTCCAATTGTTCTTGTATACCTACAAAAATATCAAGCGGCAATTCATCAAAAGACGCTACGCAGTAACTCATTATTAAATAATCCGTAGTTGCATGTAACGCCGTTATCTTCAAAAGATCCAGGGAAGTGATTGAGCTGATATCGACCGTTACCTGATTCATCCCATAAGAAACAGGAATATAAAAGGTGTTCCCGGCTCCTATTTCAATTTTGTAATTGAAATCATCAGGCTTTATAAAATCAGAGCCGTATTTATTTTGACTCCAGATATAAAATGTCAAGGTGGAGTAATCCGTAACATCTTCGGTGTAATCCTTTGTGACGGAACTATTCAGGGCATCGAATTTAAAGACGATAGACTCTGTATTGTTCCCGAAGGTGTAATCAGCAATAGAGTTCAGCCCATGAATTGAAGCCCCGACCGCGCCTGCCCATCCTGCTACTGTATTTAAATTATCGATTATCGTCTTCATATTGATTTAGTCTTATTTTTCCTGCTTAACATTTTTTCTCTTTCTTTAATTAGCTTCAGTGCGTCTGTGTTTCCGGTGTTTATTGCCTGCGTTAAGGATGCTCTCAATTCCTTCGATCTTGATTTATTTTTTCTTTCCTGTAAAATTTCCCGATATGTCATGTACGCAATTGGCCGCGGTGGAATTCTTAATAATGTAGTATCGGCTTTTAAATGTATCCCTTTGTAATGTAGAGCATTTCTCATCTTCGGCGTGACTGTTATAGTGCAGCCGTATTCATGTATTTTCAAAAGTTCCCTTAATTGAATATTCCCTTCATAGTGTTTCGCCCATCGTGGGTGAACTTCATATCCATCCTGAATTTTCTTTAACAGGAACATATAATAATAAGAATTATCTTCATTTTTGCCCGCTCCATAAAGCGGTATATTTGGCTTGCTTTCTCCTTTTTCAATCTTGCTTTTTATGCTCATTGGATTCAAAGGATGCATGTGAAAATGGTCAGTCCGCAAATTTCTTTGATATCTCTTAATAAAATGGGAAGCGTCCTTTTTCGTATGCGCGAACATAATATCATTCATCGTCTTGTCTACTTTTCTAAAAACCAATCCTGCCTTACTGATATGATCCGGAATTTTAATTTCCATTATCTTTGAACCAGTCCAAAAGTCACATTTAAAAATGTATCCAGAAAATGATTTGAAAATCCGATCTCCTTTATTTGGTACGATTCCGACATTAAATTTATCGTATCCCTGGTTGAATCAATTTCCGTTTTTGGTATTATATCTTCGTCAATCCAATCCTGCATCGCGGTGTATATCATAACGTCAACATTTTCTCTTAATCCTGCTTTCATCAACTCTTTGTCCGTAGGATTAAACGTTATCGGAAACGAATACATCGTAGTAGCAGTGACCGCGCCTTTTTTCTTTATTGAATAATATCTGTCTCGCGATATATCAGATTCATTTCTTTTGTAATATGTAATCAAGGCTCCCCTTTCATCAATCATCCATTTCGCGTCCAATAAGGCTGTTATCTTTTCGAAATGCGATCCCATCCTGCTTACTGGTAAAACTGCCATTATGAACCAACCACGCTTGATTTATATTTCTTCAGAATCGAAACCGCTTGCCCGTTTAACCGTTTTCTTATATTGCTGTACCGGCCCATATTTCCAAAATCTCTGCTGAACCCTTGAACAGATAAAGACCCGCCCCCCGTCCGGCCTTCTATGTTATCAAGAATCATTATCGCACTAAAGGCTTTCACGACAAAGGATAATTCGGCGGTTATATCTCCTCCTATTTTATACGTTATCTTAATATTATTTCTGCCTTTTGGGAAAGACCGCGCGTCTGTGTATTCAGGAACTCCGGCCCGGGCTTTGATCATACCTTTGCCGGACAATAAAACAACCGAACTCAAACTAATCGCGGACGTTACATCATATCCAGTCACAGTTTCGATATTGGTTATTTCAGAGATGCCTTTTTTATTCAGGAATAAAGTATCGGTTCCATTCCCGGAATAATACTCCGTAACTGTATTTTCAGCATCCAAGGTATATCCGAGAATGTTTTGAATATGTGGAATCACATACCCATCCCGCTGTGATGCAATCCATGCATCGCTTACCACGGTGTCATCAATTCCATATCCTTCAAGCATCCCGCGGATTTCCAATTCTGTTGGTAAAGCCATAATTCAAATATCCTTAAAATTATATTGACTGTATTTCCAGCCACCACGCATCGTACCAATCAGCCACCCCGGATTTTACTTCGTGCACAAGATCGGCGGTGTATTGCAATTTTGTTTCGCACCCGGTCGGCTTTGTCGTTGCCATTA